GTTACGATGTCGACTGTGGCTAGGTGAAAGTCGTTTTGTACTTCCATAATACCACCTTTCGTTGCTTTAACTGACCCAAGACCGCGGGTAGATACTCCAATTTTAACACCCTCGTCCATAAATGTTTTAACGATCTCACCCATTGGAGTGCTAAGAATTTTAGCTTTACCAGTAAAGTTAGATCCTTCTCGCTTCAAACCAGTAATTAGGTGTGAAACACGATCGCCGTTAATTGTAGGACCATCAGGATGGCCTAACTCACCTAGCGCACGCTTAGTTTCGATGAAATCGGTATTGTACCGAGTCATTTCTTTTTCCAAAACCTCTGATGGATAAATTCTTCCGTTACGGTTCTTAATGTCGCCTTGCATAAAGATACCCTCAATGAAGTGGGTTTTTTTACCCGTTTCTTCATTTACTTCGGCGAATACATTGGTATCCTCTGTTACTTCAGTAATTAATCTCATGTTTGGTTCCTTTAAACTTATTTATACTCAAGTAAGGAAGCTATAGTGCTTCTCTTGCAAACCCGACGATTTCATCAAATCCAGATTTGTCTGTCATCATTACTTTTTGCATTTCTTTTTTATTCTTGGCGTTCAAATCTTTAAACATTCTATTTAATAAATCTGCATCTTGCTTAGAAACTTTTACGGATTTACCATCATTTAATTTTATAGATCCGGGTTTAATTGATTCAGTTAGCACAGATTCTTTCATATCGCCGCGTAACGCTTTAACTGTTTTTTTAGTAGCATTACGATCAGCCATCTTCAAACCTTTTTCACGCTTAGCACGAGTTTTAAGATCTGCTGAATGGTCGCCTTTACGAAGAATGTTTGCTACAGCAGAATTAGTGGCTTTGTCTTTACTTGTCTTAGCTTTATTTCTATAGCTGTTCATAGCCTTTGGCGTATCTAGTACTTCATCAAGCTCGACTTCTTCTCTACGAAGTGATGCAAGAGAACGCTGTGTAGAAGTCATTGTGCGGGCTGGTTTCTTACGACCAGTCTTTGTACGGCCCATCGCTTTATTATGCTCTGCGTCTTTTGCACGCTGCATTGCAATAGAGTCACCTGTCATTTTTGGTGCGCCCTTGCGACGAGGTGCTTCATCTAATTCAACTGATTCCTTTGCAAGTTTATCAGTAGCTTTTACGATACCTTTGTAGCGCTTCATTGCACCTTTATGCATGTCAAGCGAATCTTTACTCGACATATCTGCCGCAGATTTCTTAATATAATTGCCAAGAGTCTTTTTGCTTAATTCGTCAAGCTCGACTTCTTCGTTTTTCTTTTTACGAAGCATTGCTAGATCATGGCCGTCAATTTTACCATTTTTGTTATGATCGATTTTCTTTTGCTTAGGTGATAGTTCTTCACCCTTTACGTCATGTTGTCCACCACAATGTGAGCAATCTGGTCCACATCCGCATTTACCATCTTCATCTATTTTGCTATCGCAGCATGAGCAAGTTTGCTCTTCTAAAGCACCTTCATTTTTTTCCCAAGGAGCCTTTTTCAAACTAACTGCCTTTTTGCCAGACTTAGAAGTTTCTCCGGCTTTTGCTAAGCTTTTAGCAATACTTGCTTTAACGCTTTCTTTAATTTTATCCTTACCACCTGTAGCAGCTTTGGCAAGAGCGTTTGTTTCAGCCTTTTCAGCAGCTACAATTTTATCTTGGCCATCGGCATCAGTTTTATCACTGCGAACTTTTTTCTGCACAGTGCGCGTTTTTCCATCCGGTCCGGTTTGTGTCACTGCTTTTTTAAGAGCAGAAGATGTGGTTTCATCAAGTTCTACTTCTTCGTTCCGCTTCATGAGATATGCTTTATCGTAATTAGCATCACCTTCTTGATCTGCATTGCGTTTAGCTTTTTGTCTAGGCAAACCTTCTGCGCCGATATCACCAGTAAAAACAGCGTCTGGTGCTACAGGGTGAGATTTAGTTTCATAGGAATGCATGTCTTTAAATGCTTTTTCTTCCTTAGATTTTGCCGGCTGGGCCACTTCTGACACCATTTGTTTGAAGGATTTCATTTCCGTTCTCCCGATTATCTTTTTTATATTTATATAATATTATGTGTTGCTATTCTTCGTCATCAGGCTCAGGCGGAGCTTCTTTTGCTTCAGCTTCAATTTGCTCTTTCATTTCCTTCATTTCTTCCTCTGACATGCGGAGAACATTGCGAAGTACCCACTCTCTTGAGTAGTAAGTACCAACATGTTCTTCAACTTCACGCAGAGTTGAAAGTCTTTCGCGAGTAATTTCAGCTTCTTTTAATTCTGTAAAGTAGTTGTCCTGAACAAAATCGTAACGAATCAGGTTTTTGATTTCTGCAAACTCTTCAGGAGTTAGAATACCCTTTAAGACAAGTTGTTTTTCAAGTATAGCAGTAAACAATCCGGAAAAGCGAGATCTGATTCTCTTGACAAATTTGCTAAATTTAAGTTCGTCGCGTGTAATTTCGGAAGTTCTACCAAATGTTGCCATTGTTTCTGGTTCAAGACGAGAAATAGGCACTTTCAAAGATTTGTATAATTTTCTTTGAAAGTATTGCATATTAGTATCATCGGTTAGACCAGCGGCAGATCCGCCCGCCATCGTATCAACTTCAGTTGAACGTTCACCACCGCGGCGAGGGAACCAAAAATCTTCAGTCATTGTCATCATTTTACGAGCGTCGGAAATTTCACCAGTTTGTGAGTTATACTGTAGCTTGTTTTTATGACGAGTCATCATATCTCTTAGATACTGCTCAGCTTTCGATTTAGGCAAATTACCAACGTCAATATAGAACACTCTTCTCTCAGGAGCTCGCGTAAGAGTGTAAATGACTGTAGCATCTTCTAACATCCTTAACTGGTTTAGAGGTTTAATTGCTGGATGCAAATAAGATAATACTAACGAGTTATTTTCGTTCATTTGTCCTGATGTAATTCTAGCAACAGAATCTTTAGCAATTCTATATCCTACAGAAGCACCCGAAGCGCTAGAAGATTTATCAGCCCCAAAGCCATTTTCAGAGTACATATAGTACTCGTTCTTTACCTTTTTAATAGGGATGCCTGAATGATTATCTTTTTCTTTTTTATCAATTTCGCGAATAAGTTTGAGCTTACGTGGATCTACATATCGTAGCTCAGCAATACCATCGCTTATTGATTCGTTATTAATAATTACGTGATAGTTAATTCTGCCATCGACATAAAACTTAGAAAAGATGTCGTAAGCTTGATTAGAAAAGTCAAGCAAAGAAAGAACACCATCAAATTCTTCCATGATTCTGTTTTTAACTTTATCTGGTAATTCAGTGTCATCGAGTAAAACCTCGACAACTTTATCTTCAGTATCAATACTGATAGCTTCGTTAATAATTTCGTCAACTGCCTGCGAAATTTCTGGTTGTTGTGCTAAATTACGATACTTTGTAACTAGTTCTGACTCGGTTTTAGCCGTGCCTTCCATATCTAATAACGTGCTATAAAAACCGCCAACAGCGTTACCAACGGTAATAGCTCCGTCGTCATTCGCAGGCGCAGCAAACGAGGCTGGTGTAAAATCAGCCTCGTCTTCTTCTCTGCGAATATCAAATCCAAATATTTTCACGATAATTCCTTACATTATATATTAAGTAGTTGGAACGCCAGTATTACCTTCAACGCGCCATAAATCATACTGGAATGTTACTCCAAATTCTTCAATTGTATCTGTCTGTGACCAATCCATTTGGATTCCGTCAATAGAAATTGGATACATTCCCTCAAAGATATATGTACGAAGGATTGATCCATCCTTACTAAATTGAGTAATTTGTCCGGTTGACTTATAGGTTTGTGGCAATGCTCTGGTGTTTGAGTCATGCGAATTAATTGCGTTTGACCAAGCTTCCATCGCGTTACGTACTGCGAAATCTTCATCGTTGATTACGGTCACGGACCAATCTGCGAATGTTCTATCACCGGCGTACTTGACCTGACGGCCGAAGTATGGAACCGTGAATTGCCCCAGAGTAGATTCTGGAATTCCTGCTGCGCGTATCATAAATGGTACTTTAATATCAGCTTCTGGGGCAATTGGGTTTGTGATTTGACATTGGAAGAGTGTTGGACGTGCACCGCCACCGACAAGTTCTGATTTGAACTGGTTGATATTGAATGCCATGTTTTATTCTCCTTTGTATATCTTTATTTATTAAGTTAGTTGACCAACAATTTCGTCAAACTCGATACCTGTTCTTGTTGCTACGAATGTAAGTTCGATAACGTTAATAGAACGAGCTGGTTTGATAAAGATGCTTGCACGGAATTTATTTTGGTCTATAACTTCAGGAGTATTAACTGTTCCATCAGAAATAACTCTGTAATCAATAATACCACGTCTACCTTGAATATCGCGTAAGAATGGATCAACGATATTTTTAAACTGCGTCTGTGTAAACTCATCGTTAAGCTCAAACAAGAAGCTTTCGGCAGCGGTAGCAATAGATTTTTCTACAGCAATAAACAATCTGCGAACGTTTAAACGATCAAACGCTGATGTTAATCCAAGTCCTGTTTTATCGCCAAATAGTACAATACCTTGGCCAACCTGAGACATTACAGGGTTAACATCGGATCCATACAATGCGTCTCGCATAGTTTTATTAGGGTTAAACGCTAGCTTAACAACGTTTTTGATAACGCCTTTTCTAAATCCAGCTGGAGACTCCCAAGGTTCAACACGAGCAGCAAGACCAGCCATGTCACCGTTTAGTGGCGTCCAACGATACTTGTCATTGTATT